CTCGTGATTGAGCCGCTGATTGTCATCATGTGGAAGCGTTTTAAGAACCCAGCAGCATACGCAGGTTGGGTCAAAGCCGACACTAACTGTGTATAACCACTTGCCGCAGGGAGTAAAGGTTTTCTTGCTGTTGGCATAATTTACCTCATAATCAAAAAGAAAGTTAATCCATTACGGCAGTTCCATTGATAAGCGCAGAACTCCACGCATCATCAATTTGTCGGAAACGCTCATAGGACATCTTACCATTGGAGTAGGCTTCAAGGGCGTTACTGTACGTTGAGAACTTAACGCCCTTTTTAACGCCAGGCTGGGCGGCGGTAGCCTGTTGCGTAGGTGTCATAGTATGCCCGCGACCTGGTGCGGCATACTGCTGAATCTGTTGTTGGTTCGTGGGTTTGAAACCTGAAAGCAAATCAACCAGCGCGTCAATGTTGCCAACGGCTTCGGCTTGCTGAATCAGCGTGCCACGAGTTAAACCACCTGTACCTGGTACGACTTCTTTGTAATACTTGGCGTAGGCTGGTGTTTGTACGGCGGCTGCCAACCACGGTAAACGTGCTGACAGGTTTTGCTGGAATGCTGACTGCTTCTGCGCTTCAAGGTTAGCCTGCTGTTGCTGCACCGTTTCTTGGAGCGGCTGCACCGTTTCTTGGAGGCGTTGCGCCATCGGGTCAAGGCGGGCGGTTTCCATCTTGCGGGCAATCTCAACCGCTTTACGGGCAGCGATAGCTTCGATGATGGGCAACGATTGTGCGTACTGTTTCTTTTGCTCGTCGGTTAGTTCGGGCATATCCAGCGTTTCATACCATGCTTTTTCTTGCTCGGTAGGTTTGGTGTTGCTGGCATCAGCCGCCGCTAGGCGAGCTTCCAATTCAGCGATACGGGCTGCGGTCTGTTTGCGCTCTGTGTCAAAGGCTTGCTGCAACAACGTCTGATTCTGCTGAATCAACCCTGCAATCTCTGGTGTCATCGCTGGCTGCTCGGGGGCAGCATCAAGCTCATCCGCAGCAATCTGCGTACCGTCATCGGCAAAATATTGGCTTACATCCTCGCCAGTAAACTCCTGCTCGCCCGCAGGTTGCGTGGCAGCTTGTTCGGTTTCGTCAGGTTCTACGGTTGGAATACCTGCGGCGGCAATCGCTTCGTCAATGCCGTAGTAAGTATCACTCATTTACTTCTCCCATCATCAAGGCTATTACTTTTTTCAACATAACAACCTGCCCTCGTTGGAATTCTGATGCGGTTTGGGCTTCAAACAAATCACGTTCCTCAACAAGCTCTTGTTCAAGGACAGTAATCAAATCGGCAAAATCGCGGTCAGCACGCAAACGAGATAAACCCTCTTGGGCGGCACGGTTCTCGTCATTGGAAATTAGGGTTAATCGGGTACGATGGTTCATAGGTTACTCACAAGCTGAAACTTCGTCAAACCACAAATCAGCGGTATCACTCACGATACCATCAGGATAGATGCGGTAACGCCCTGGCATATCAATCAGCACAGGGTTGTGTGTGTTGTCCAAGAACAGCGTTTTGCCGCAGGGGGAAAATGGAATATCCCGCGCCTCGGTAATGTCGCACTCGCTATCAATCACACGGTGGATAACAAATTTATCGCCCTCTTGCAAATCCACACCTGAGACAACGACGTGTTTGCATGGGCGTACCAATAGGGCTTCGGGCTTTTTCATTCTAACTCTACCTTACCAGCGAACAAAGTCTCTACCACTTCTTTTACCGCTTGCACGCGCAAACGATTTTCCTCGGTGGCAGGATTGCTCTCGTTGTGAATTCGGCTGTCGTCCAACAACTTCAACAGGATTTCTTTCAGCGGCTTGGCATACGCCGAACGCTGAAAGCCTGACAAAGTACGAGCCTCGGTACGGGACAGTCTGACTGTCCGCCCCTCGGTCTCAGGAATCGCTAAATGGATAGCTGCCATATTATACCTTGCTCAAATAAATCATGGCGAAGCTGTCATTCACAGGCTCAACCATAAATGTAATTTCTAAAACGTCGCCCGCTTGCAAGGGGGCAACTTCCTGTTTGCAGACCGTTATATCATAAGTTCCCGCTGGCAACAAGTAGGACGAACCGCATTCGCAAGGAAACGCATAACGAAATTCGTCCATATCACAGCCGTTCGGGCACTCAACAATTCGCTCAATGAACAACAGCGGACACTTAATATCCTCGCTATTTGTCGTAACATGGAGCATAAATGGCGTGGCTACTGGGCCTACCCGAACAGGCTCGTCGCCCTCAACATGGGGGTAAGTCCGATTACTTGTGCCAACATTGAGCACGCTGTTAAAGACAGTTAACGCGATGGTATCGGTGTCGCATTTATTAAACAACTTCCCCATTACATGACCCCTCCGTTCGCCTCATCTATGGCAGCCGCAGCGTCAGGGCTACGACCATCTAAATTGGGTAATCCCCCCGTGGGGTCGTTCGGCATCCCTGCTGGCGAGGTTACGCCCTGGGCATTCAACAGTTCGCCAAAGGCTTCCTGCTTATCAAAATCAGGGAACACGCCCTCAGTCGGCAACCCTTTATTCTTGAATAACTGGTACAGAATGCGTTGGATAGCCGTAGGCGGAATAATCGGCTGCTGCGTGGTTGGGTCGATGACACCTGCCATACTGGACAGAGATTGCAGCGCCCATTCAAGGTCGCTGTTCTTACTCTCCTGCTCCATCAAACCTGACACGCCACGCGCATACACACGCACGTCGCCACGAATCTCAGGGTCATCGCTGGTACGCAATTCATAGTTAATGAAGTCTTGTACCACAGGCTCAATCACGCCTTTCTCCAACATACGCAGCGCGTGCTTGATGGCTTTGGTAGACTGGTTCATGACGATGCTCATGCCACCGCTGGTGCGACCAATCGTACCAAGTCCTTGCGTTCCGCCGAACGCCAAACGTGGAATACCAATCAGCTCGTAGGCGTAACCGAGAAACTTCTCAAACAACGCCGTCAGTTCGGCGGACAGAGACGGTACGGTGTAGAACGAGTACGCTGGTCTGCCGCTGCCCAAGTTGTCCTCAGTTACCACGCGGATGGTGTTGGGTAGAACCTGAGTGATGTCGTGCCCATCCTTGACGCGCCCTTTCTCTACCTCGCCAATCGGACCGCTGGAATACTGCATATTCCGCACAAGGGAGCGCACGGTGGCGGTACAAACTTTCTGCGCGTCGCGCAACTTCATGGCAGGCGATGCCCCCCAAAACGCGCCCGACACCCGCTCAAAACTGGCTTTGTAGAATGGACGGCGGCCAGCGGGGTCAGGGTTTAACAGGCATTTGATAACCCGTTTACCTACCACCCACACCTCGGCTTCGCTCGCGCCCAACAACTCCTCATCGGCGAACTCAATACCATACTCGGCTAGGACGCTGTTGCGGATGCGTCCATAATAACCGAGCGCATCAAACACATCGCGGTCCTCTTTACTAGCATTGATAGTGTCCGTCGCGGGGTCGGTCTGGTCGGTATCATAAGACAACGGTGCGCCGTCGGGGTTCTCCTCAAACACAGCATCAATCGCATCGGGGGAATACCCAGCGGCATCGCGTAAAGCCAACAACTCATTACGAGTCAAACGGCGGCGCTCAATCACATAGTCCGCAGTCTGAATGTCGTCAGCGTAGGGCGCTGGGTAGAAATCAAACGGAGATATATTCTCAACCTGTCTTACCACCTCACGCACAGGCTCTACGGTGTCGCCTGTCCAGCGCATCGTTACCACTTCTTTGATAGAGGGCACTTTCATAATCGCCGCAGGATAGATGCAAAAGTGTTCAATGAACTCAATAAACTGGGTCTCCCAGTCTGCATCATGCAGTCGGTCGGCGATGACGGTCGTCATGCGCTCTGCGGCGACAGCCGCCTTGCGGTTCTCCTCCAACTTCAACACCGAGCGCATCTCATCTATCTGCCCGCGAACAGCCGAAGTGTCGCCGCCTGCGGCAGCCAACATATAGTTCAGGTCTTGGCTAACTTTCTCCAACATCTCCTGCTCTAAGGCTTCGGGCAAATCAACAATCGGCGTGGCGTTGATGGTGTAAGGCGCGGCAGTAGTACCCATAAAAATATCACGGATAAGCCCCACAATACCTTTGACGATAGGGCTTGATATATCCATAGTTATATCAGGCCCGCGACCGTCAGACGGTGTGAGGGGCTGTCCGTGCATAAGTTTGAGGCAGTCCTGCATATCGGAGTAATGCGGCTGCTTGGCAGTACGAGCCTTATCAAATCGCGCAGCGACAAATACCCCTAGCTCATCAATAAGGTTCTCGTCCATATATTAGCCTTTGCGTGTACCAGTAGCTTTGCAGCCAGTTTTCTTACCATTGCAACGTGCGTGTTTCATGGCGTGTCCTTTTCTGTTGGGTTAATCAAAATATCTATTGGAGTTCTCATGATACAAGAAAACCCCGCATACCACAAGGCAGGCGGGGTTTGATTTCAAAGGAGTGTTAAATGAAAGGAATTACATGAGACCCAAATGAAAAATCGTGGCATCGGCTGTCGCCCTTACAGGTGTGCGGTGGGAAGAGTAACACCTCAACAGCCGATGGGCGAATATTACACAAACGGTATGCGTTTGTCAAGCGTACCAATCAATATCCTCGTCGCGTGTTGGGCGCACATCCTCCTCTCTATCGGAAATTATCCTTAATAATCCTAGGCTTAAATATTGCGCTGCGTCAGCCAAATCGCTGACCCAACCAACGTGAGACTTAGTAGGCGTATCGTGTGTACCGCCGCTACCACGGTTCTCGTAGATATAGTCGGCTGCCATAGCCTGAACCAAGAACTTACAGTTATCCCTAATCCGCAGTCGCGGCTTGCCATTGTGTCCCAGCGCCGTCATGAACGAGCGCACCGCTTGCAGGCGTGGCTCTAATTTATTCGACCGCGTAGGCGCTGTGATGGGCACACCCAGCCGCCGCAGCACATCGAACATAGACAGGTCAAGGTTCTGTCCTTGTACCATCCCAGCAGGGTCGCCCCACGCCTTAGCGCACACCGCGTTCGGGTAGCGCTGTTTCAACGCAGGCAACACCTCAGTCCGATACAGGGTGTCCACGCTCATGTCCTCCCCCATGAACTCATCCAGCACCAACAGGCTGCCGTCGGGGGCGAGGTAACCAACGATACAGACAGGCGTGCGCCCAAAGTCAAACGACAAATAGTATTCCCGCAGCTCATGCGTATTTACTGACTGAGCAGGGAACGTATGCACGTCGCGGTGGAACTCGGGGAACACCACCTTACCATGTTTCACATCCGCAAAATCCCCCATGACGTAGCTCTGTATCTTACCTGGGTCAGGGTCAGCCAGCATCGCATAATAGTAGCCGTAACCCTGAGCAAGGTTGTGTATGTTCTCCGCCAACGGGTTCGGTGTCCACTCAGCGTTGGGGTCGTGGCTGTTAGGGTAGCCAGGTGGGGGGATAAGCGCAGGGGGCTGTTTAAAAAACTCAACGAACTTGCTCACACCCATCTGCCGCGCAGTCTGCTCAAACTCTCTGTCCCGCTCGCCCAAATACCATCGATGCAACCACGAACCTTTAACAGGGCCGTTGAACACACCGATGATACCCGTGCGCGTTACGCGCCCCTTAGTGCCAGAGGGGTAACGCCCCAACCGTCGTACCAAAGCGAACACCACACTCTCGGGCATCATGTTCAACTCGTCGCATAACACCATCGTCGGCTCAGCGCCCAACAACTTATCCTGTGCATCCTCGCTGTCTAAGGCGAGAAACTGGATGTCCATGTTGAGCATCGTACCATCCCCAAGCTGAGCGCGTACTTTCCCCGTAGGCTGGCTACCCTCAGTAACCTGCAACAGCGGCCCGAGCATATTCCGCATAGACGGTATGGTGTTGCTTTTAAGCAAAGAGTATGTGTTGCGTACCACCAGCATCCGTGTGTACCGAGTGTTGTCAAGCGACGACGGTTCTTGCAACATCGCTGTACGCAGTAACTCCATGATTGCCCAGGATGTCTTAGCGGAATTACCCGTAGCAAAAATCTTACCGTTATGCCGCGCAATAAACATACCCGTCGGAGTGATTAAGCAATACTTCATACCATCCGAACTCGGTACACGTTCCGCTTTACAGGTTTTTAGATTTACCCACGCGTTCTTTTTATTCTCCCCGAACGTCGCTCGATAACAATCAGACCAGTTCTCCTGTTCATAAGTCTCACAAGTTATGATAGATGGGTAGCCTGTGGCAGCGAAAGCGAACTGTATAAAGTCCACTTGTGATTTCAAAGCAGATGTAAAATACGCCCCCTTAGCGCCCTTATTCCCATCCCAAAACAGGCATTCCTCAGCTATAACGCCTAGCTGACGTGCATCACATTTATAAAAACGACGCAGGTCTTTATCACATTCTTTTGGGTGGAAAGAAAATATTGTCTCGGTCGGGCGGTATGGATATGTTTTTTTCGTATATGGAATACCTAATCTGTCCAACAGTAGCGCCAAACGTTCTTTTTTACGTTCTTTGCGTAAGGTTATCTTTACCTGTTTACTTCGTTTTGGAATATGCCCGTCGGCGCAAATAGCCACATACAACCGCAGCTCATCATCCGTGGCTGGATAAGAAGTATCCGCAGTATAAGCGAACGTTGCAGGAATACGCGCATTCAAACTCGTACCTGACGCAATGTGCTCCCCAATTTCACGCCCTGACTTAACCACCCACGCCGCGTTCTTACCATGCCGAGAGTATTCATAGTAAGTCTGATACCACACTTTGTGCTCATCGCTTACCACCATGTCCACAGAATGACTGTTATAAATACGCCAGAACCCTGACGGTTCGGGGAGCGCTATATGCTCCACAGGCGCGAAGTATGCGGTCTGCGTGCGCGGGCAATATACCAACGCCTCATGGGTTGGGTCGGCTATATTCTGCCACCCATTACGGGTAAGAATCTCAGTCTCCTTAGGCAAACACCCCGCAGGGCCTAGGGCCAAGCGTACTAGCGCGTCTGAATAAGAAGCACGTTGCAGCGTAGGATATAAATCCAAAGGAAAGCCTATGTTCAACTCAGCCATGTTTAACACCTAAATTAGTAGAACCAGCGTGTATTCTATGTCTATCTGACGGCTGCGTCAAATCTATTCGTGTTCAATCACTCCCTTATCCTCAGGCGCAACGATAGTTGTTGTGGGCGTACCGCTACCAAAGCTGACGTTGAGAACCATGCCACTAAACTGCTGTTCCTGTTTCGGCTTCACATCCGCCAACTCGAACACTGTGGACATCGCTTTGAGTCTATCCGAAGCCTTAGCCTTACCATCTTGCGCTATCTCAAACAGGCTACGCAGCAGGCTGCTGGACATCAGCCGCGCCCGCGCACGGAGTAGACCATTGTCATCCTGCCCTATCTGCGCGGTGTGGTACGCCACCCGCTCTTTGAACGCCGCGTCCTGACTCAGGGCGGCGTAGTGCGCCTCGGTCAGACCATACGCTTGGGCTATCTCCTCGGGGGTATATAGCTGGTCGGAAGTCAAAAGCGCAATATCCCGCGCCAACAGCTCCATCTTAGACAAGGTAGATGGGGGTTGGGCGGGTTGCGTTGTGTGGGGGGTAGGGTTAGGCGGCTGGTTCATACCATTCTCTCTTGTGTGGTAATATGGTTCGTATCTATATTAGTATAAGAGAATAGCTATGGACGGACAAGTTTACGAAAACCAAACGTTTGGACCATACCGTACCTTTGGGGATGGTAACATATTTATCAACTGCACATTTAAAGCTACGGTATGGTTTGGCAAAGGTAACGTATTTATAAATTGTAGGTGGGTTAGGTGTTGTTACCCGTATTATAACAATTATCCAAGCGTCGTTCGTGATGGCGGCGTAGTAGATGGAGGCTTTTGGGATAGAGTCATCTTTGCTCCAAACGTAACACTCAAATCAGGGGGAGGGGGGTCATTCAGTATGGGGCCTGGGACAACGCGCGATGCTGCGCCTAAGAAAAAAGGGAGAGGTGGGGAATGGTTTAGTTCAGGTCAAATTGTTACGGGGAACGACTACTTGGATATGGGGGCTGGTGGCGCGGCTGATTGTGGGTGTCAAGGCGAGTGGGACAAGGAAGTGTTGGAGAAAGGCTATAAAATCATAGGCGACGACGGCACAGCAGAAGTAACCGTGCCAAGTGATACCATTGCTTGTGGAGATAAGAAATGAGCGGAACAACCTACCAACAGAAGCTAGTCGTCAAAGCGCATAGACACCGCAGCCAGCGACCTGATACCACAATCATTATCGGCGGGCGTGAATACA